CTAAATGGGTCGCCCTTTAGTTTTTTAAGTGATCCTCTGGGCTATCAGTATCAAAGATAGAACCAAACACTTTTGCAATCACATTTACAGGCTCGCCAAGAAGAATAGCCTTGTCTTCCAATGTGAATGCTTTCTCGCCAGCCTCATCCTCAGACTTGACAATAATCATCTCGACCATTGCGCTCATGCTGGGTTCAGCCAGAAAGTTGGGATATTTGCGCTGGACCTTCTCAATATCTCTTGCCGAGACTTGTGTGAAGTAAAGGCGAAGCGGATTGTCCGCCTCGCCCCACTCTTCAACGTCTGAGAAGCCACGCTGTTGTTCCGCTCGCTTCGCCGCGATACGTTTTGCTAGGGTCATGTTTTACACCGTTGTTTGTGTTAATGCACCATTACCCTGCACTGAAATTGACATTTCTACAAGCCCATCAAAAGAAGAGCTTACAGAGCGGCCTGTCACGATGGCCGCGCCGGACAAATAAGTGTCGCCAGCGGTGTCACCCTCTGGGTAAAGGTTAAGCGTAACCTCTGCCCCGATTGTCAATGCGCCCTGACCTGCTGAGTCAGTTTCATCCCAGAAAACATCAACAGAACCAGAGAAGCTGGTCAGCGATGGTTTATATGTGCGAGCAGCATCGCCCATGGATGTGTCTTCAAGTGTGTCCGCAGTCTCCTCGATTGAGAAGGAACGGATTTCTGCAATTGCGTCGGAACCGACCTTTACGGTGCCTTCGCTACCAGCGTGCGTAGCCATGGTGTATCTCCTATCTGGCCGTTTCCACATCATCAATGTCGGTAGAATACTCGACACTGAAGTTTAATCTAGCGACACCAACAGGCTGTTCGGCCTCGCCAGAAAAATCTATTTCAGTACCCGAAAGCACTGTGTTCTTTGCAAGACCATTCAGAGAGTAATCCCCAGCAATGGCCTCTTCGACCTGAACGCAAATTGCGTCAAGATCGTTGTCCAAATTAGCCGTTGCTAACGCATAAACGTCAACATTGACCGTCAGCGTTCTCATAAGCGTTTTCCGACCCAATGTCATCAGACCGGACTGCTCTGCGCCCGCATAAACAGTTATAGCAGGTAATTTAGCCTCTGTCAGTGGGTAAACGCGACTGCCATACACCCGTGAAGAAACTAAAGCCACATTGCTGTTAAGCAGTGTGACCATTCTTTCTCTGATCTGCTGGCGAACATGAGACATTATGATTTTTCCAATTGCACTACGGTAACACCTGTTCCATCATGTATCCAAGCGCGGACAACATAGGTTACTCCAGATATTACCATAACCTCGCCCTCACCGACAGACGGCAAATCTGAAGTCCGACAGGTCAATTGAGGTTGTTCCTGATGCACCGTGACAAAGCCACCATTGTCCACAGGGATTGTCTCATTGTCAAAGATGCCATTGATCGTGCCTCCGCCGTATGTGACGGAGACAGCAAACTCATCAACGCTCAATATCGAGGTTAGATCGTCAATCAGTGGCAGAGCCATCTTTAGCTTCCTTTGACTTAACGTAAACTCTTGCGTATCCGCGAGAAATTAGCTTGTTCGCCACTGACGGATCAACGTCATGGTTGCTACCGCTCTTGTAGCTCTTGCCGCCCCAAGATGCTTTCTTGAGCAGAGTAATCTTCATTTCTTCGACTTCCGCGTCGTGGTCTTTGTAGCCTTGCTCTTTGGCAGTGCTACTGAACGGTCTTCAGCTTCCTTCGCAGGCTGCGGAGCATCAACGTACTCAACGCGACCCATTGCAGTAAGGGAGCGAGCATTCTCATCAGATAAATTCAAAATATCACCTGCACTGCAACGCGAGTTGTCAATGACGCAGGACTTCAAAACAAGATATGGCATATAAAACTCCTAGTAGGGTTGGTGGGGACCGAAGCCCCCACCAGTTATATTATGCGCCGTCGTTGTTAAAGGCAAACGATACAGCGTGGCGTACAGCCACGTCGCAGGTTTGCAGTGCAACGATGCGTACAGTGCCGCTTGTGCTGCTGGTGTATGGATCAACAACAATGTCCAAACCGCCGTACATGCCGATCAGCAAGTCAGCAAAGTTGCCGAAGTACAGATCGCCTGCTGTGACTTGGTTGGACACGATGGTGTTGTAACCATTCATGTTGCCGTCTGGGCCAACTACGAACTGGCCTGAACCAGCGTCTTTTGCAGTTGTTTTCAGAGCGCCATACATGCCTGCTGGGGCGATGTAGGCCAAGTTGCCAGACAAAGCATTGTCTTCTGCAACAGCAGTTTCCATCGCAACAACTTCTGCGAAGGTTGGGTTTGCAGCAGCAAAGTTAGTCGGAGCATTGATGCCCGATGTGTTCTTTACGCCTGTAGGCTGACCAGAAGAGCCTGAACCTGCCAACGCGCCCAAGTCAATTGCAAGAGCAATAGCTGTGGACAAGTCGTTGCGAACAAGAGCTTCAATGTCGAGGCTGGACTGCATCATCATCAAACGTGTGATGTCTGTGAACGCGCCGAGTGTCTTTGGGGACATTGTAACTTGGCCCAAAGTTGGCTCGCTCTCAGAAGCAGCGCCACCTTCAGTGGAAATCCAAGAAGCAGCCGATGCGGCAGTTTTCTTTGGGATTTTCACGTTGCCGGACAAACCAGACAACATTGTAGCGCCAGCCTGCATAACCGAAGATTGGTTGCGCAGAACGTCGATGAAAGAACCGCCACGGAAGTCGTCTGCGATTACAGCAGCATCATCTGTGGTGTTCAGGTCACGAACAGCCCATGAACGAAGAACTTCATTCGGGATCATGATGCCTTGAGCTTCGCGGCCATAGGCTTCAGAAGCTGCGGCAGATGCCTCAAGTTCGAAAGCGGCAGCTTGCTGTGCAGCACGATCAGTTGGGTTGGCGTGAGCGCGGATCGCTTTCAGCAAAGAGAACTGGCGAACTTCTTTCGGTGCAAGACCGATTTCAGTGTTGTCCAGCGGCTTGTTGCCGATTACGTTCAAAAGCTCGCCACGGAACTCGGCCAATGTACGGCCTTCTGCGACTGCTTTTTCAGCCATATCACGCTGCTGGTGCTTACCACCAAGAGCATAGATTTCGGCATGGTCTTTTGCGGCGGCGCGAACAGCTTCGGCCTTCACCGCTTCAATGTCAATATCAGACATAGTAGCCTCCTTTTGAGGGGTTGAGTTAGTTGTACGGTGTTGAAGGTCGTCATCTGCGCTCCGGCCAACGCCGACTGTCCTGTCAGCGGGGATAGATACAACAGAAACTTCCATTGGAAGCCAATCGACAGCACGGTAGCTACCCTTGCCATCTTGTTCCAATTTGTTGACTTGATAGCCAACTGAGATGTTACTGCGAATACCGTCAGAAACATCATCAAACACATCTTTGGCAAGTCCATTCTTTCCAAAACGAACCGTCGCACGCAATCTACGCGCCGAGCCATCCAATGTGACTGATTCCACAACGCCAATTTGCTGGCGTGGATCATGATCCAGCAGCAAAGGCGCACGACCACTATTTAGGAACGACAGGTCAATGCTGCGCTCAGAGTGATCCAAAACTTCATTACCATATCCACGCTCAACTGGCTCCTCAGAGGATACAGCGATCTTAACGCGGCGAGCTTCAACGTCTATAACATCGGCTCCACCATCCATTGAGCGAGTTTCCATGCTCTCACGATTAAACCGCTCTTCCACTTCTGGGGCGGAACGCTCGGAAGTCTTGGTCAAAGTGCTAAAGCGATGCCCAACCATTGTGCCAGAAGCAGCGTAACCATCTTCGCCTTCGCGGTAGACTTCAATCAAAGCCGCAGGGTCATCAGCGTCACCGTTAACGGAAAAATCAGAATCCGGCACATCAATTTGGCCATCACGCTCAATACGCTCTACACGGCCATAAGCAGAACCGCCGGAGCTGTCCCACTCTACATAATCGCCTACACTCAAGCCATCCGGCTCTGCACGAACTTCACTCATAACTTCACCCTCGGTGTTTTCGGGCAGTATATCAGAATTTCCGACATTTTCCATAGAGCGTTCCTCTTCCATTTTAGCAGCTAATTTGCGCGACCAACTGAAGCCAG